TGTAGTAGCAGTTCATGCTCCTCAGCCAGTCTCAGTTCGCGTGTAAGCAACGATCTAGCTTCAGGTGTTACGTATGTATCACATTGCTTCATCGCGCTGTATACGAGCCAATCGTGATGTAGTTGCGCTAAGTTCATTTTGACTCCAGAAGGTCACAGATTAAACCACCAATACCAAATACCACTACGACTACAGCAAGCCACGAGAATACCATCACTGCTGCGTCAAAGGTTGTGATAACCGTAGATAAACTACTAGGTTCCATTATTTATATCTCCTGCGGTTGATATGATCCTGTATCATGCCTAACATGGTTAAGCGACAACTATCAGTCAATCTGAAGTTATTGTCAACGTACAACACACACTGAGCGTACTCGTTACCAGCAGTACCGAACTCCAGTACGTTGTCAGCGATAGTCTTAGCTACTGACATGATCTCCTCGCTTGTTTCTAAATACATGTTAAAATTCCTAACAAATTTATAGTAGTAATAAGTTATATATATATTATTATATAATTTTAATAGATTATTGCAGCTATGGCTTTGTTAGTCAATCGCTAATTACTATCTCTAATTAGGTAGATGTATATCCCATTGTACGTGTGGTTCCCATAGTAATACCATTGGAGATATACTATGGGAAGAACTCCTTACCTACTGGCTGGTATAACCATATGGAGAACACACCTTGACTTAAATCTTAGATAATATATTATTCACTACACACAAACACCAAAGAGAGTGAGGCAACATGAAAGCAACAGAACGATTAGAGATAATTGATACAGCATTAACTAACGCAGGTTATCACTACAATGCCATGATTGATAGTATAGATACACTGGAAGAAGCTCTTGAACTTATCGGGATACTCAGTAGTGACATTGGTTTAGCTCAAGATCACTTGGAACATATCGTATAACTTTATAACAAATATGCCATCTATAATATAAACATAGGTGGCATATAAATTAGTCGTGGTAGGTTGCATTTCCAATACACACACTCAACCTTTTCAAAACCTGTACACGCCTAATTTTCTTGTCCTAGACAAACAATTTGTACAGGAAATTTGTACAGAAACAGCATATGGATTGTACAGGTATGGGGTCGGGGGGTGTATACGTAGGATTGAGATTTAGTAGTACCCACCTAGATACAAAAAAGTGGAATTTTAGTCCTAAATTTGTTAAAAAATTGCTAAAATTGAGTAGTAAAGTGGTAGATAGTAACTATTTGTAAACTAAGTAAATTTTCTTAACCAGTGTATAGGCGAATGGGCGAAGAAAACGGACAGAACGATGCGAAGCATTAATTGCTTAGAATTTGTACAGATTGTTACGAAGTATTAGATTCAGTTTACCGTAGGTGAACGGGATTTTTCGCCAAAGTACATTAAATGTCTTGACTTCTTGGTATAAATAGTGTATAATATACTTGTATATAATTTTTATATATATAACTAACATCTTACTACTATTCAATTTGTTGAAATTTATATATGAATCCACCTAGAAAAGTAGGTTTTCATCGTATGGTCTACGATAAGAAAAAAGATCAAGCTAAAGGCGATACCTATCGCGTAAAAACCAAGAGTCTGTATAAGAAGGACTGTAAGCCAGATGGCAGTTAAGAAAAAGAAAACAGGTACTGCTACCAAACTTGATCCAGCTAAGTGGTCTGCTGCTAAGAGTAGAGCTAAGACTAAGATGGGTGGTAAGTGGTCAGGTAGAGCAGCTCAACTAGCTGTTAAGTACTATAAAGATTCTGGTGGTAGGTACTCAGGATCAAAGCCTACAGCCGCCAACAACAAGCTCAAGAAGTGGACTAAGCAGGACTGGGGTACTAAGTCAGGCAAACCATCTACTAGTGGTAAAGAAGCTACTGGTGAGCGTTATCTGCCTAAGAAGGCCAGAGATGCTTTATCGGCTAAAGAGTATGCAGCTACTACTCGCAAGAAAAGAGCAGATTTAAAGAAAGGTAAATCGGTTAGTAAACAACCAAAAAAGATAGCTAAGAAAACTAAACAATAAGGAATACTATTATGCCAATGGGTAAAGGTACATACGGTTCTAAAGTGGGACGTCCACCAAAGACAAACAAAAAGAAAGCTATGCCGAAAGCAAAGGCCAAAGCTAAGAAGAAGTGAAGATTGCAATAGTAGTGGTCTTAATACTAAACCTTAACGGTGAGGTAATACACAAGACTACTATTGAGCAAGAGTGTCCTGACGTAGCGGCTATTGCCAATGAACTGGAGGACATGAAGAAGAAGGAAATGATAAAGGACTACGGTGCGGTATGTCTACCTGCTGAGTTCAATTACGTTGAAGGAATCCCATTATGAAGAAACTACTAATTAACTTACGTTACTTACTCGCACCTACTACGATCAGTTTGGCACTCTACGGAGTAGCTCAAGGAGGTGTATTGTCGTGGCTAGGTGTCTTTATGTTAGGTGTAGCCATTATCGTGGATACGCTAGTAAAGACGCAGACAGTAGGAGCAGGTTTTGACGAGAACGGAGAAACTAACGGCGTGGCGTGGTTCCAGAACCTAACCATGTACGTGATGCTACCACTGTTTATCTGTCTACAAATTGCACTGGCCTTTCAGGTTAGTGGGTTTATGGCAGGAGCAGTAACACTAACTGAGTTAATCGGCGCAACGCTGTCCACTGGTATCTTTCTTGGTATTGGTATTATCTACGGTCACGAGCTGGCACATACCAAAGGCTTCTCCTTTGTTATCGCTAGAATGATGATGGCTCTGAGTGGCAAGGCACACTTCTGCTACGCTCATGTCTACAACCACCACCTAGAGTTGGGGCATGAAGATGACCCAGCAACATCACCTCGTGGACGTACCTTATATAAGCACTACCCACTGTCAGGCTTAGGACAATCCAAGTTCCTATTCATGATGGAGAAGCAACGCTTAGAGCGTCTGGATAAGTCCTTCCTATCGTTTGACAACCGTTGGATTCGTGGCTACCTAATGTCCTTACCAACAGTATTGTTATTCTGGGCAGTAGGTGGTTGGGTAGGTATGGCTGTACTAGGTGTCATGTGGCTAGTCAGTAACTTTGAATTAGAAACATTAAACTACTTAGAGCATTATGGTCTTTACAGAGAAAAAGGTCAGCCTATTGATTACCGCCATTCTTGGGATAACGCTACTGCTTTCTCAAGCTGGTTCTTTATCGAGATTGGCCGTCAAGGAGACCATCACGACAGAGGTGAGACGCACTTCTGGGAATTAGATGAAGTAGGTTCACCAAACACAGGTCACGGTTACTTCCAACTGTTTGCCTTAGCTTTAGTCCCACCAGTATTCTTTCAGATGATTAATGGTTACTTACAAGTGTGGGATAACGAGATGGCATCGGAAGGTGAAATTAAAATTGCGGAAAAGATTAAATGAAAAAATGTATGAATAGTAATGGTGACTGGTGCTTCTTTGCACTGGTCGCTGGTTTTTGTGTAGGTGTATTTGCAGCAGTACTAGCTGTAGCAACATAAAGGCGAATAGTATGCACTCAGTAGTCTACGTTAAGTGGAATGATGCTTGCGAAGCGGATGATATGCAGGACGCTGAAATGGATAACTGTATACAAGAAGCAGCAGGCTTCTTCGTTAAAAGAACTGACAACAATTACTACATAGCACGAGATTACAATACTTTGGACGAGGAGTACTTAAAGATTCTTCGTATACCAGAGCAATATATTATTGACTTTATAGTTATGAAAAAATGATACAGATGTTATTAGCACCAATAGCGGAAGTAGCTAAGACTTGGGTAGGCGGTAAGGTAGCTGAAAGCAAAGCTAAGTCCCAAGCCAAACTAGAAACTACTAAGGCTAAAGCTGAGGTCATGAAGAAGGTTGCAGCAGGTGAGCTGGACTGGAATCAGGCTATGGCTGAAGCTAGTAATAAATCTTGGAAGGACGAGTGGCTTACTATCTTAGTTAGCATACCACTTATCCTAGCATTTACAGGACACCATGACATTGTTATGCGTGGTTTTACTGCATTGGAAGCTATGCCAGACTTTTACAAAACAGCAGTAGGTGTGGTATTCGCTGCATCGTTCGGTATTCAATCAATTAAAAACATGATGAAAAAATAATGAACTATTTTAGTAGAGAAGAATTTGACTGCCAAGAAACAGGCGAGAATCAAATGTCTCCTGAGTTTCTAAACATGCTTGATATTCTAAGAGAGAACGCAGGTTTTCCTTTTGTTATTACTTCAGGTTATCGTTCTCATAGACATAGCCTAGAGCATAAGAAAGAAAAAGCAGGTACTCATGCACAAGGCATAGCTGCTGACATTAAAGTTAATAGTGGTGCAGAGCGTATGATTATTGTTAAGGAAGCATTAGCACTAGGCTTTACTGGTATTGGAATTGCTCACACTTTTGTTCATGTAGACACTAGAAAAACTACTCCAGTTATTTGGATTTACTAATGTCTGATCAGGTTAAGAAAAGAAAAGTTGGACGACCTAAAAAGAAAGACATAGAAGCAAAGAAGGCAGGAAATCGTAAAGCAGTAGGTAGACCTAAAGGCGATGCTGACGCTATTCGTGAATACAAAGCTAGACTTCTTGCTAGTCCTAAGTCTCGTAAGGTTATGGATTCTATTCTTAATGCGGCCTTAGATGATGACCATAAGAATCAAGCAGCAGCATGGAAGCTAGTAGTGGATAGGATTATGCCACTATCTTACTTTGATGAAGCTAAGAACACAGGCGGTAAAGCCGCAGTAAACATTACAATCACTGGGGTAGGTGGCGATACCACTATTATCGGTGAACAAGAGCCAGACATAGAAGAAGGCCAAATTGTAAATTTAAATCCACTGGAGAGTGACTAGTGTTACCAGTATTATTAACAAAGTTTCTACAGAATAAGATTGAAAAAAAGCTAGAAAAACCTACGGACTTATATGAGAGTGTAAGAGACAAAGGATTATTGTCTGGAGTCTACGGCTTTGCAAAAGATAAAGTAGACAAAAAGGTAGATAGGATAGAAAACCTATACGACAATACCTTAGATTTTTTTGGTTTTGGAGAAGAAGAAGAAGAACAAGAACAGCAAATGGGCTTTGCTAATATATACGCTGACCTATTAACAAATCCTGACTTTCAGTCTTTAGGACAGCTATCAGCTCAACAAGAGCAACTAAATCCTTTCTCTGATTTAGCAAAACAGCTTAGTTTTATGAATCCTAATAGCAAATTTACAATAGGTATTAAATAGTGTCAGTGTTACCAGAGACGTTAGGAGATTATCTTCGTCAAAAAGAAGAAGATGATAAAAGAGAGAATTACAAGTTGGCTGAAGGTCAACGTATGCTACAAGAATTAAATCAAAACAATACTACCTACGACCTACCGTCTGACATTAGTTTTGCAGGAGATGTTGGTCAAGCCTTTCTTCCAGTAGACGCTTATAATGAATTTACAGAAGGCAACTACGGAGATGCTGCATTAGAGCTTGCAGATTACGTCAAAGAGATGACAGGAGTTGCAGCAGGTGCTGACGCTCTTGGCTATGGATATAATATTCCTGAAGGTGAGCTTGAGGACAGGAACAGCATATATGCAAATATTCTAGCAGGTAATGTAGGCACTGCTGCTATGCAAGCTCTTGGTGTAACTCCTTTTGGAAGAATCACTAAGGCTATAGACAAGGCAAAAATGGCTAATGATGTAGCCGTTCCAACAAGAAAGATTGACATAGCTCCTAAAAAAGATAGGTATTTAGAAACAGCAGCAGATAGAAACATCCCAGAATTTCCTACAGCAGGATCAGCTTTAAAAGATTCTAATACATATCCAAGCACTACAAAAGGTAATTATCAGGACACTTACAGAGCAATTCTATCTGACAATCCAAATAGAATAGTATTACCACTTGATGGAAAACCATTATCTAGTCTGTTACAGGAATCTAAAGGTTCTGACTTAATAAATTCTATTGCAGATAGAACTGCTGATAGGACAGTATACCAAATTGGTGATGATATTCTATCGTACCCAATTAACTCAAGAGGTGGTATTACTTTTCTTAGAGAATCCCCAGATAAGGCATGGGCGATTACTGGTAAAAGTGGATCACTAACTAATGATGTAACAAGCAGACCTGAAAACGATAAGATACTACTGCCAGCATTAATGTCTGCTTCAGGTGGCTCGAACTTTAATGCAGGAGTTATAGCGACAGCATTTGATATAATCTCTAGCAGAGGATTGATGAACAGGAAGATTCTAGCGGAACTAAATGATACTGTTAGAATGAAGTATGAACAAAACAAACGACATTTGTTTGTTCCTTTTAAGTTAAAAGATTTTAAACCAGAAAACATACAAGATACTATACGCAGAGTTGCAGTGGATGGTACAGCAGACGATAAGAAAGCGTTTGCGAACGCTATCGACAGCCAAAAACTAAAGAAGTATGATGCGTTCCCAGATATGGGAGATATTAGGTCTGCTCATCATAATCCAGACTACGATGAAATTCCTTCTCTTGCTTCAGGACTTGGTGCTGCTAGGTTAAATAAGGAAAAATTGTTTGATCTTGATCCTGCTGATCCTCACACCACTTACACAGCAGATATACTTGGCAATCCTTTAATGCAGCAGTCTGAAATATTTTATCCTCAGCAGTTAATATACCCAGATTTTTACAATCAAGTAATGCGAGTAAGAGGCCACTCAAAATACAAAGATTTAGGATCAAAGTACAAGGCCGTTGAAACAGGACTTACAGATGGTAAAGGTGCAGTAGACAGTCGTGGTGTGGAGTACACCAGATCAAGAGCTATGCAACTTGTGGACGATCCGTTAGTAGAGAACGTGGCTAGGTACGAAGATGACTTTGCAAAATTTAAAAACTCTGATGAGATTCAGGAATTATACGCTACCGATAGAGAAGCCTATTTAAATGCCATGCTTGATTTTTACACAGGATATTAGTGAGTACTGATCTAAACATTAAGCTACTAGGTTGGCAACAAAGTGTCTGGGATAGTAAAGCTAGATTTAAAGTAGTAGCAGCAGGTAGACGTACAGGTAAGTCTCGTTTAGCTGCATACCTACTAATCTTTTACGGCCTACAGGTTAAAGCTGGTCATGTGTTCTATGTAGCACCAACACAAGGACAGGCCAGAGATATTATGTGGCAAGCATTACTTGAGGTAGGACATCCAGTAATCAAAAGCAGTCACATCAACAACCTACAGATTACACTTATCAATGGTGCAACTATATCATTGAAAGGTGCTGACAGACCAGAGACTATGCGTGGTGTGTCATTAAAGTATCTAGTAATGGATGAGTACGCGGATATGAAGCCTGAAGTTTGGGAACAAATCCTAAGACCTGCTCTTGCTGACCAAAAAGGTGGTGCTTTGTTTATTGGTACACCTATGGGGCGCAACCACTTCTACGAGCTGTATACCTATGCAGGTTTGGAAGAAGATGAGACATACGAAGCATGGCATTTTACTTCATACGATAATCCGTTACTAGACCCAGCAGAAATAGATGTAGCTAAAAAGTCTATGTCTAGCTATGCATTTAGACAAGAGTTTATGGCTTCCTTTGAAGCACAAGGCTCAGATATTTTTAAAGAAGAATGGATCAAGGTTAGTAGTGAGGAGCCTGACATTGGCAACTACTACCTAGCTATTGATATGGCTGGTTTTGAAGATGCTAATAAGAGAAAGAAAAAGAGCAGACTAGATAACACATCCATAGCCTGTGTAAAAGTAAATGAACATGGCTGGTTTGTAGATAACATTATCTATGGCCGTTGGACATTTGAGGAAACAGCAAGAAAGATATTTGAAGCAGTAGACCAATATCAACCTGCTGCGGTAGGTATTGAAAAAGGTATAGCGAAGCAAGCAATCATGTCACCACTAACCGATATGATGAAGCAACGTCAAAAGTTTTTTCGTATAGAAGAACTAACACACGGCAACAAGAAAAAGACTGACCGTATTGTAGCTGCTTTACAAGGTCGTTTTGAACATGGAGCTATTACTATTAAC